CAACGGTTCCAGGTCAACAGTACTATTATAAAGTGGGGTCAGTTGGAGGAGGAAGTGGTTGCTCAGCTCCAGGTGGAGCTGGAACTGCGTCAGCATTTAATACTACTACAGATACTGCTGCAGCTAACCAAGTTATAGCTAGAGGGGGCTCTCCGGGCAATGGAGGATACGGTAGAGGTAATCCTGGTGCTGGAGGAGCTGGCGGCACTGTTTCGTGGAATGGGTATTCTGTCTCTTATTATACATCTGTTCCGACCTATCAAGGAAATGGTTTTGGAAATGCTGGTACAGCTGGTGGAAGAGGAGTAGATAACTATGCAGACTGGTCTCCAGGAGGAGATGGTGGAGTTTGTGGATTAACGCAAAATATATTCAACTATCTGTCTAACGGTAAAATAAAATCAGGACCGCTATCTGATGCTGTATCAAATTCGTTTTCTGCTGTCAATTTATATTCTCTTGGTCCTTGTGTAATAATTAGCTGGTAATATATGACAACTAATAACTCAACTAGTATCTCTCCAGTAATTTATAATTCGTGGGACGAAGTAAGAAGAATTAGAGACTTCTTATTATTGACCTCAGATCATATAGAATACAAACCTATTCAAAATAAATTAGAATGGTTATATTATAGACAATTTTTGAGAAATGTTCCTGAAATATTTGCTCGTCCTGAAGATGTAGCATTTCCTGCAACTCCTCCTTTATCTATATAAATTTTCTGTTAGTTGAGATTTATGTTTATTTGAAGTTTGTTCCATAAATACTTTTGTGGCAATTAAGATTTCTAACCTCCAACAAATATCTGAACTGTATAAACAGAAGTCCTATTATTATAAGGATTTGCATTTAGATTTTGGGCAAGCTGGAAACTATTCTACACAATATCAACAACAAGTTGATGGAAATGACGTTCGAGTATACTATGATGAATCTGCTATAAGAAATTCTTTAAGAAATCTTTTTACAACTAGGCCCGGTCAACGGTTTTTGTTTCCTCGTTATGGATTAGATCTAGACAAGTATTTATTTGAGACTGTTAACGAAATTAATGGTCAAATGATAGGAGAAGCAATAGTAACAGCAATTCGATATTTTGAACCAAGAGTAACTGTAAGGAAGTGTAATATAATAGCAATGCCAGAGGACAATGCATATGATATTACAATCATCGTAGAAATTCCTATTATTAACAGAGTTGTCCCAATAAATACTAGTTTAGACGTCAAAGGCAAGTCTTTTGTGTTTTTAGAATCTTCACGTACTACCTAATATGGCAACTGAACCAACATACGAATTTCCTCTTCAGACAAATAGCTATGCTGCATTTGATGCAATATCTCTTCGCAATCTGATTATACAGAGATTAAATGATCAAGGAATATTAACTGATCAAAATTATATTGGTTCAAACATTGCTTCAATAATTGATATTATATCATTTTCTTTCAATACTTTAATTTATTATCTCAATAAAACTAGTACAGAGTCAATGTTTACAGAAGCTCAATTGTATGAGAACATTAGCAGAATTGTAAAACTTCTTGACTATAAACCTATAGGGTATCAAACCTCTACTCTTTCTTTTCAATGTACTGCAGTAGCTGGAATTTTTGAATCCAGAGCATATACTATTCCAAGATATTCTTATATAACTGTAGGAGGAATTCCGTTTTCTTTTAATGAAGATATAACTTTCACTGTTCCATATTCTAATAGAGTGATAGCTCTTGATGATATTTCAAACAGGAAGCTTTTATTTCAAGGAATGTTCCGAGAAGCTCCTCTTTATACTGCTGCAGGAGATGCAAGCGAAGTAGTAACAATTGCCGTATCAAATGTTTTAATTGATCATTTTAATATAGATGTATATGTTTACGAAAAAAAGACATCTACTTGGGTTCAGTACAAAAACGTTCCTAATTTTTATTCAGAACAATCATATTCAAGAACTTTTGAAAAAAAAATAAACTCAAACTTTTTATATGAAATAGTATTTGGAGATGGAATTAACGGCCGCAAGTTAGAAGCAGGAGATATTGTATCAGTATATTTCTTGCAAAGTTCTGGAGAGCAAGGAATAATTGGACCTGGAGCTTTACGTCTAAATAGCGTTCCAATTTTGTATTACAATAGAACATATGCTAACATATTGAACGACGTGATTCCTGAAACGCAACAAAATTCTGTTACACCTTCTCAATTTAGAAACATCATTTTTAATAATGTAGTTGGATCAACTACTCCTAAAGACATAGAAGATGCAGATAGCATTCGGAGAAATGCTCCTTATGTATTCAAGAGTCAATATCGTTTGGTTACGCAGTCTGATTATGAATCATATATAAAAACTAATTTTGCTCATTTTATAACAGATGTTAAAGTATTTACAAATTGGGATTATACAGGAAAATATTTAAAATATTTTCATGACATTAATGTAAATCCAGGCGGATTTAAACAAGTACTTTTTAATCAAATTCAATATGCTGATTCCTGTAATTTTAATAACATATACGTTTGTGCAGTACCAAAAGTATCAAAAGGTTCTTCTTTAAAATATTTACTTCCAGCTCAAAAAGAAACCATTGCTTCAAATATGCAGTCCGTAAAAATGCTTACTACGGAAGTGTCGTTTATGGATCAAATTTTTAAAGCAATTTCGTTTGGAATTAAAAACGGAGATGCAATCAACATTGATGCAGTAGATTATTTCCAATTACAATTATTTAAAACTATCAATAGCAACAGATCTCCTAACAGTATTAAGCAAGAAGCAGCAGCTGTAATTAGAGAATTTTTTAATCCTACTAAAATGACACTTGGGATTGTATTTGATTATAGTGCTTTGACAAACCAATTACTCTCTATTAATGGAGTTGACCAACTTCGTACGAGCAGAAGTGACACCGAAGAATATTTTAATGGATTGTCATTTTTTATGTGGAATCCGTCTTATCCGGATTTAGATAAACAAACAATAGTAAACAATATAACTTTAAAAGAATTTGAATTGTTGTATTTTAATAATTTATCTACCATAGACTCTAGAATTACTGTTGTAGAACAATAACATTTAATAAACATGGAAATTCCAACGCTTTTTACTATATCTCCAAGCAGCCAAGAAGGAGACGTATATGGAACAGAATTTACTTTTAATGCGACTCTTCCATCTCAATATACTACGTTTGCCTGGAATTTTGGGGACAGTAGATATATTGAGTACAACAAACGTACTACGACTCACACATACAATTATCCTGGAATATACACTATACAATTATCTGCATGGACTCCATATGGAGAAACTCGGACTGAGTTTGCAACAGTGAATGTAGATTATGTTTATCGAGACTCTATAAATTTTGATAAGACTCCTGTTAAATTTGGTGTTCCTGGAATTCCTACAATTGATCCATTTGTTATATCTATTACTTCAGCTAAAATTGATTGTCCTTTAGCTATTGTATTGCAATCTCAAGATTCTAATTCTGTTCCACATGATGCAGTTGCAGATAAATGGAGATTCATAACTCCTAAATGGAAATTTCTTGATGAAAATCTTAATGCAATTGAAGGTAACTCTTTAGTGTTGAACACGGTTCCTATTTACAAAAACTCTAAAATAGTAGCAGTAAAAAGCGTAGCTAAAATATATTACGTAGATGATATAGCTACCGGAACAGATCCAAGAACAGATTGTCCATTATTAATTTCTGTCACTTTGAGTACTACTAATTTTTCATATCCTCCTGAATCTTTAATATATCCATATGCAAGTTATAGCAACAGTGAAGTATCTCGTGCTGCAATTAACTGGCAAATTAGTGATGTAATTCCTACAAAATTATTAGTAACTGAAAACTTTATTCATGATATATATCCTATAAAATGGACAAATGTGCCAATTCCGGTAATGATTACTTGTATTTATGATACATCTGTTTTACCTAAATATACAAATTCTGTAGATATTTCTGCAAATATTCTTTCATATCCAAGAACAAATGAGTTAGGCAACCTGCATCCAGTAACATTATCTCTATCTTCAAGCACTAGAGGAACGCTAACTTCAAGTGTAGACTTTTCTGCTTCCAACCTTTATTTTAGATCAACAGATGAATACAACAATGTTGCTAGTGGGTATTTGTTTACTACTATAATGCCATTAACCTCCACTACTATAGGAGAATCTATGGTTGTAGTAGCAAAAACTGTTGCTACAAATCAACTCAATACTGCCCATTATTTTAAATTTCCAGATGGATATCCTATTCACAGGGAAGTATATGTATCTAATCCATTAAAAGGTACAATTAATAGAACTTGATTAATTTCATACTTTAAAGAATGTGGCCACGTAAATTACTATAAAAAATTAGGATTAGTTAAAGAAGGGAGTCAGACTGTAATCAGTGTTCCTGTTTTAACTTCTCTTGATACATCAAATTATACTCTGACTGGAATGTCTGGAGTATATGCATTAGCATTCAATCCCGTTCTAAATAGATTATATACTGGAGATGCTGATTTAAATACTATTAGTTATTATTCTGAGGGTCTTACTTTAGAAAAAACATTTGACTTAACTACTCTTATACACAGAAATAGAGACGCGATTGCTCCTTCTCATATATCAATTGATAGAAATAATAATTTGTGGATTGCAATGTTTGATTCTCATGTAGTAGTCAAGTTTGATGAAGAATTAAATTACATTGAACTAGCTTATCCAGAAGACGTATCAGACGAAGATCTTCTAAGTGAAAGTACTTTTATTTCTCCTCCAATTGTGGAAACCGACATGAATAATGATATATGGGTTTGTTATTCTAACGATAAAAACAGCATGTTAATTAAATTTAATTCAAGTGGGAAAGAATTGTTCAAAGTAAGCAATAATCCTATAGATGGCCTTCCGTCAACTAGTGTTCCTGTATCTCTAGCAATTGATGCTACAAATGGAGTATGGGTGGCATGCAAACACGAAAATGCAATACGCAATTACAGCAGTAGTGGAGTGTTATTAACAGCTATACCATTCATAAGTCCCAGTTATATTGTAATAGACAGATTTAATAATGTATGGGTAACACATGAGTATGATTTATGTAGTGTGTATAATACAACCAGTAGTCTTGTTAGTACATGGAAATTTGATTTTGTAAATGAAAAAGTAATAAAAAATATAAGAAATACTTCAGATTTAACTCAAAATCCTAATCAAGATGAATTATGGGGTGGCTTAGGAACAGATGTGTTTGACAATATGTGGATAATTGATTCCGTAAATAACAAATACGCTAAATTTGATCCTCAAAATCCATTATCTATTCAATATTTTAATGTACAGCCAACGGTTGATGTAAACCGTGTACTAAATATCAACGGATCTGAAATTACAGTACCTTCTCGTAATTCCAAGTCAGCTCAAGCTGGAGGAGATTGGACTGGAAACCGTTGGTATCAAAAATATTCAGGAACTTATGATGCAATAAATATTTCCGGAACATCAGCTCCTTTCAAAGTGCAGGATTTAGATAAAGCTGATCAAATATCTAAAATAAATGAAGATTTTAATTTTGCGGAGCATTACAAAGGACTTGCCCTTCCCGAACAATTAAAAAACAATACAAATTTATTTGATAATGCATTTGTTGGTTTAGTTGGAGATGGAGATATTTCTAAAGAAAGTGTAGGCAGAATAGTTTATGAAAAAATAGCAAATTTTATCTCTGCTCATGGAGATATAGATACAATGGATTCTGATAAATTAATTTCTATTGCTGAATCCATGGCTGTAGATACAAAAAACTTTGGAGAAGATTTTCCAGTTGCAGTTAAACGTTTAGTTGATTTATTTTCTATACCTAAACAAAACTTAAGAGGAATTCCCAATATAGTTGATTTTACTGATAGAATAGGAACTCGAATATTTGAATCTGATTTTATAACAGCAAATACATATTATGTAGCTCAAGACAGAACATTTAACTCGTATCAATTAATCTATACAAGCCCTTTAAGTGGCAATATATTATATTATCATTTATCTGATATTCAAGCTGAAGGGCTCAGAACTCCTATTTTAAATAATTATTATTTTTATGAATATAATGACATAAAAGCAGATGGATATACAGGGAATCTTATTGATTGGAATTCAGCTCAAACGACTATTTCTTATAATTTATCTTCATATGAGGACTGGTATGGAGATGGAGGTTTAGTTGAAACAGCATTTAATAATTTGCTAACAAAACAACTTTATTTGCAATAATTACTTTGAGTGGAATTGTCTTACATCAAACCAAATAATACAAACGTGCCGCAAAGTGGATTAACTGATCGGAACGCCCCCTTTTCATTTCTAGAATGGAAAGAGCAAAGACCAGCTGCAGCTGAAAGTACCATTCAATATCTCTATAATGAATATCTTACTGAATGGTTTGCTAAAAACAAAGAAATACAACTTTCTCAAAAATTTATACTTCGCCAAAAATATCTATATTTACTAGATCAATTGCGTGTATTTTTTACAACTGAAGAAAAAAATACGTGGTATGAACAAGTTAATTTAGAAGACGAAAAAGAATTATTACTATCTATACCATATTTTGCAAAAAAATTAAAAGATATTGCTGTATATTACCTAAATCTTCGCAAACGATTAAAAAATACTAAATTAAGATATAATGCTGTAGGAACCCTGCATGGAATTGAGAAGGAAATTTACAGATTTGTTTTAGAAACATTTTCTTCAGAACAAGAACTGTCTCCAAGCTTAAAATCAACTGTCCCGAGCTTTGGTAGTTTACAAAGTTCTTTAAACGTAGAGATTGAAGAATTATATGATGATGCTCAGTATTTTGATATATCTCCTACGGTTCCAATAACTAACTATTTTGATATTTTAAATGAAGCCACAGCTAGTTTTTTAAATACCAAGGGCATTGTGTTATCTTCTGCAGAATGGCTATTTGAGTCTTTTAATATTCCTGTGTCTTCTAATTTTGATTCATATGTTGCTCAGCTTACAGGTAGATTGTTTGAACTATCTGATGTTAATTTATACAGTAATTTTGTTTCTCGATATATATCAAACACAAAATATCTTGCTACATTTAGCGTACCTCAGACAGCAACTGAAACGGTCAACATTAATATAGCATTAGGAAATAATTATTTTTATTATCCTTCTAGTAATATAGATTTAACCATATTTGCTCCTCAATCTATTTCAGTTGTCGCTCTTAGTTCTTTATCAATTGGAAACGCAACAGCTGGCACTTCTTTAGAGAATTCTGATACTATTTTTGTAAAAACTGGTAACAACATTAAAGGAGCGTGGTTGTATTTTAAAGAAATAGAACAATATTCAAAAACAGTTAAAGCTTCCATTAAAAAAGATAGTATCACTTCTTTTATATTTCCGTTTCCTGGATATGGATTGTCTGGTCAAGATCTTCCGTGGACTGGTTCTACGTTTGAAACCACTGCAGGTTATGACTTTTTATCAAATCAATATAAAGCTGCAGTAACTCAAGCATATTGGGCACAAACTTTGCCAATAGATTCCTGTAAAGATATTTTATTAAACAATACTACTTTTAGCAACAATGGAGCTACTTCTAATAACAATCCTTTATTTGCTGATCACGTTTATATAAGAAAAGAAATACCTAGTAATATTAATACTCCATATCAAATATTAAGTGGTTCATGGTTGTATAAATTTAAAGAAACATCTATTCCTATATCTATTGGAGCTACAAATGTTATAGTGTGGCCATATACAACTTTAAATGTTGATGATGCTTATCCAGAACATTTTAAAGATTTAATTTATTCTGAAGTATGCAATTCAATATCTATACAAGATCTAAATGATTCATATTTTATAGCTGCATCTTCTTTTGAATTATCAGATAAAATATATAAACTCAACAATTATTCAGACGCTGTAGACAAAGCTGTTGAGTGTGTTTGGTTATCTGGTTCAACTGTAATTTCTACTGATTATAAATATATTAATCAAAACGGATTTACAGCTTTGCTTTCAGCTGGAGAGGCTATAAGATTTGTATGGACTGGTCCTGAAACGTCTCTTGAATCGGTATTTAAAACAATTTCTCATAGACAAGATTGTTTGTATGCAAATACACTGTCTGCCATTTCTAATCTTGCGTGGCAATCATGTACATGCAAACAAGTATATCACACTCCTTTTGGTCATGCTTCAGATATGTTTCAAGAAGGATCTAGCTTTGCTGATTGTATTGCTAAAGTAACAGAAGCTAATTTAACTCCATTTAATTTTAGTACATGGAGAGATTCTGTCGGTTTACCAGCAATTAGCTCAACTGAATTTGCTTGGTACAAAACTAATTTAGTTACTGGATGGGGAGACGGTAAATGGATATCCAACGTAACTCCAGATGAAGCTCCTTTTGCATTAGAAACGGGCAAAGCTTATTTTTACAAAAGAGTAAATTCTAAAACAAGTGCTCAAACAATGCCTCCGTATACAGTAAATTATAAATTCAATACTAATAATACTATATGGCGTCAAGCAAAGCTAAATACTGAAAATCAATGGGTTCAATCCAACGTTAAATCTGATATGATTATTCGTCCGGGAGATTTTATTAAAATTGACCGTCAAAATCAAACAACGCAATATTTACTGTCTTCTTATGAAATAGAAAATGTAAGCACCAACGTCAATTCAGCTTGGTCTACATATGACCGAATTCCTGCAGTTTGTGGAAAGAGCAATTCCACAACCATTGCTTGGCCAACACAAGCTGCTCCATATGGATCTGCAGATCCACAATATCCATCAATTCCTCTATCTCAAGTAACATCTATATA